ATCATGGGCCAATGGCGGAAGCCACCGGGGAAAGGGAAGCCATGCAGCGAACGCCGCCGTCTGGCCATACTTCCCCCTAACGAAAAGGCAGCAGACTTTGACAACGCTGAAATAGCGGTGTTGAGCTTGCCGGTTATGTCCGTAAGGAACTGGAGCAACTACATCAACACCGTGGCAGCTCAGTATAACCGACCAAGCTGGGGGATACTTACCAAGATAATGGTTAAGCCTGACCCCAAGTCACAGTTCCGGGTACACTTTGAATTCGTTGGGCTACTGGAAGACGACATTATTGCCGCCGTCCACGCCAAACGGGAGCTATGCCGTACGACCTTAATGGTTCCGTATGACCTTAGCCCTGCCGACGAGGAAAAGGAAGCAGAAAGCGGAAAGTACTAGGGTGATAACCCTGGACTTTGAAACGGAAGCCATAGTGGACAACCCACTGTGGCTTCCACCGCGCCCGGTCGGCCTTGCCATTTGGATTAAAGGCAACGAACCCAAGTATATCACCGACCCCAACAAGATGCAGGAGGTATGGCTCAACTGCATGGAGTCAGGTGACCAACTTCTCTTTCACAACGCACAGTTTGACCTTGCCGTAGGCTTGGAGTATCTTGGGGGTAAGCGTCCCCATTGGACTTGCGTACACGACACTATGTTCCTTCTGTTCCTGGATGATCCATACAGTAGGTCACTAGCCCTGAAGCCCAGCGCCGAGCGCTATTTAGATATGCCTCCGGAGGAACAGGATGAACTCACAGATTGGATCCTCGCAAATGTGCCTGAGGCGACAAGGAAAACAGCAGGGGCATTTATATCGCGTGCTCCAGTGTCTCTTGTCACCCCGTACGCGATTGGTGATGTGGTTCGTACGCGACAGTTGTTTGATCTTCTCCATACTAAAGTCCCTACGGAGCCGTATGACCGAGAGCGTAGGCTCGCCCCTGTCCTGGCGGAAAGTAGCCGCGTTGGAATACGAGTTGATGTGGAAAGACTACAGGCTGACGCTGAAGTTTGTGGTGCAGGACTAATAGCGTCCGAACAAAAGATATTTGAACGCCTCGGCTGTGCCGAGTTCAATATAGGCAGCGGAGCGCAGCTAGCCGATGCCCTTGATAAAGCAGGAGTGATAGACCAATGGTTCTACACACCAAAGGGCCGACGCAGCACGGCCAAGGACAATCTGATCCAGGGAATCAACCCAGCGCACACCGACTTGCTAGAGCTCTTAGCTTATCGCAGTACCATGTCTACTTGCGTTGGAACCTTTATGAATCCATGGCTTACCTTCGCCGCTACGGATGGCCGGGTTCACACAAGCTGGAATCAGGTGGCGAACGATGAAGGGGGTCACGCCGGGGCGCGTACTGGCCGACTGTCTAGCGCACGGCCAAACTTTCAAAACCCACCGAATCCTTTTGACTGGGTCACACCCGACGGTCTACCTCCATTGCCAAGTATGCGGGAGTATCTACTCCCTGAGCATGGACACGTATGGCTCAAACGTGACTTTTCAAGCCAGGAAATCAGGATTCTCGCCCACTTCGAGGATGGCCCCCTCATGGTCGCGTACCAGCGAGATCCTTTCTTGGATCCGCACACAATGGCGCAGGAGCTCATACACGAAATTACCAAGAAACTATACCCCAGAAAAGAAGTAAAAATCACAGGGTTCTCGATAATTTACGGTAGCGGTGTGCCGGGGCTGGCTCAACAGCTAAAGAGACCGCCGCATTTGGCCTTCGAGCTACGCGAAGCCTACTTTAAGGCAATGCCAGCGGCCAGCCAACTCGCAGCGTCTACGCGCCGTCGAGGGGCATCCGGGGGCATAGTCACCACGTGGGGAGGCCGACAGTACCCTGTAGAGCCACCGAAGGTAATCAATGGCCGTGTCCGTACCTGGGAGTATAAACTCCTTAACTATTTGATTCAAGGTAGCGCAGGTGACCAAACTAAAGAGGTGCTGTGCGACTGGCATGACGTGAGAGAGGATGCCGTATTCATGGCTACCATCCACGATGAAATCAACATTAGCGTGCCGAAGGACGACTGGCAGCTACACATGAACACCCTACGCATGACCATGGATCAAGACTTATTTGACGTACCCATGCGTAGCGAAGGGTTTACCGGCCCGAACTGGGGCGCACTGATAGCACTGGAGAATGAGTATGGCAGGGGATAATGGGGAGCAAACGAACGACCAAGCTGTGCAGGAGGCCGCTATGATACGAGCTATAGCGGAGAATCTAGCCCTGCGCTTCGGCTTGGACTTGGTAGACGGCAAGCTGATGGAACGTCCCGTGTTAATGCTTCTATTTATGAATGAAAATCTCCTTAATCGGGTAGAGCTGCTAGAAGAAGTAATCAACCGCATAAAGAAAGAAGCTGACCCAAATAGGATACTACTGCCATGAGCAACTACGGCCCTTATTCATACAGCCGACTGGCTACATGGAAGAAATGCCCCCTCAAGTTCAAGCTGGCTTATATTGACAAAATAGATAAGCCGTACGAGCCTAGCCCAGCGATGGAACGTGGCACGGAGATCCACAACTCCCTTGAGGCCTTCGTCCAGGGGCATAGCGAACAGCTACACCCTGACATACACGAGCACTACGGACAGTTCTTTTTCGGCCTACGGGAGCAGTATGGCTCAGCGTTAATACCTGAAGCTAAGTGGGCATTGAACTGGGAGTGGGAAACTTGTGATTACGATGATGCAGATAGCATGGTCCGAGGCTTTATGGATCTCAAATTTGTACCAGAGGACGATAACATTCAGGTGTTTGAGTATAAGTCAGGGGGCATATACCCTGAACACACGTCTCAGCAATGCCTCTACGGAACAGCGGCTCTCATCCAGCACCCTGATAAATCCGGGGTTGACGTTACCGCCATATACGTTGATAAAAAGCAGAACAAAAAGATCTACTACCCTGCTTCCATGCTGTTTGAATACAAGCCCATGTGGATGTCTCAAATCATGGAGATTGAAAACGCCCAACCTGAGGACTTCATACCAAAGCCCCACTTCATGTGTCGTTACTGCCAATTCAGGGCGAGCAACGGAGGCCCATGCGCGTTTTAGAGAGTAGCTTAGAAAGGAAGGTCGTAGCTTATGCCGAATCAATTGGATACATCACCTTCAAGGTGTCTACAGTTTCTTCTCGGGGCTGGCCTGATCGCGTTTTTATTGATCCTGATGGGCATCATATATACGTGGAATTGAAACAGGCTGGCAAGAAGCCCCGTAAGCTCCAGGTTCACCGCATCCAGCAACTGCATGAACGTAGCGTAGAGGTACACTGGACAAGCGACTACGAGACTGTGAAGAAGATACTTGACCAAAACCTGGGACTGGATGAGCATGAGTGAACCCTTCCACCCCCATGACTACCAACTAAGAGCTATTAAGCTACTCCTTTCGCAGGGGAGCGGTGGACTATTACTAGACCCCGGTTTGGGAAAGACCGCTGTATGCCTCGCCGCATACAAGGTTCTAAAGAACAAGGGATTAGTCCCCCGCGGGATGCTGGTAATCGCTCCCCTGCGTCCTTGCTACAATGTCTGGCCCAAGGAAATAGAGAAGTGGCTGGAGTTTAACGACCTCACCTATGCCGTCTGCCACGGTAATGACAAGGCTGAAATGCTGGCGTTGGATGTTGACATCCATGTCATTAACCCTGAAGGGCTGGCGTGGCTCTTTGGCTTAAAGAACCCTGGACGTAAGGATTGGACTATACTATGCGTAGACGAGAGCACAAAGTTCAAAAACAGCACGACCAAAAGATTCAAACTAATGCGTCACCAGTTTCCAAAGTTCGATCGACGGTGGATTCTAACTGGGACACCGATGCCGCAAGGTCTAGAAGATTTGTTCGGACAAGCCTTCATCTTAGACCTAGGAAGGGCGCTCGGTAGGTACATCACGCACTACCGGGTCAAGTACTTTTACTCAAATGCGTGGGAACCCTACAAGTGGTATGCGAAGGACGGTAGCTTCAAAAAGATAATAGAACGAATAGATCCATTGGTGCTCCGGCTGGCTGCCGAAGACTACCTAGATATGCCCCCGGTGATACAAGAGGCCATATACGTTGACCTTCCGGAGGAAGCCCGTGAAAAATACAAGGACATAGAAGATGACTTCATCACCCAGCTCGACGAAGGAACCATTATCGCGGCAAATGCGGCTGTCGCTGGAGGCAAATGTCGACAAATCTGTAACGGAGCCCTCTATATTAACCGAGAACATGACTGGGTCACCATCCACGATGAGAAGATTGGAGCGCTGGAAGACCTTATTGAATCACTCGGAGGGGCTCCTATGCTTGTTATGTATGAATTCAATCACGACAAGGAACGACTGCTTGGACGCCTTGGCTCTACAGTCCCTGTTCTCGGAGGAGGCACGTCGGCTAGACAGTCTAATATCTACATATCGGAATTTAACGAAGGAAAACATCCAGTAATGCTCTGCCATCCTGCGAGTATGGCGCACGGTTTGAACTTGCAGGAGGCTTGCCATCACATATGCTGGTTCGGTATAACGTGGAACCTTGAGCATTACGACCAAAGCATTGCCCGAATCTATAGGCAGGGGCAAGAGTTCCCCGTGTTTGTTTATCACATACTTGCTAGCGATACCCTGGACGATAGGGTAGTAGAAGTCCTACAGCAAAAGGATCACAACCAAAAGGCTCTATTCAAAAATTTGAGCACAAGATAGTTGCACGAAGACGGTCTTTGTGTTACACTCAATATGCCAACCCAAAAACCTAAGAAGGAGAACGAACATGGGAGCATCAAACGTTCCACCAGAAAAGTCCTCAGCTAAGAAGGACAAGAAAGCAGCAAGCGGCGATAAGAAAGCCCGCGCCCCCCGAAAGAACTACGGATACGCCAAAGGAGCTGTCATTGCCCTAACGGACGGTGACCAGAAATTCCGTGGAGCCCGTGAACGATGGTACGGTTATCTGACGAAGGCCAGTGGTAAGACGGTCGAGCAGTTTGACGCCATCGCTAAGAAAGCGGAGGAAAAAGAAGGGTCACGTGGATGGCTCCGCTTCTTTGTTGAAGCAGAAGCCTGTACGTTGACGCCACCGGCTGAAGCGTAAGCCCTAGAGCTCGGATTGCATACGTGATCCGAGCTCGTTTTGTTTGTGGGGAAAGATTATGAACTTATACATAATGACGAGAGGGCGCATCGGTGCTCAACGAACGTACACTTCCATACCTTGGTCGTGGCGTGACAAGTGCTTCCTTGTAGTACCAGAGGACGAGCATAACCTTCACTACACCCTCGGTGGGGATGACGACTTGGGTAAGAAAATACCGACCATAGCCGTCCCCGCCCATGTGGACAACTACAGTAAGAAAATGAAGTGGATTATCGAGGACGGCATGAAGGATGACGAGGAATGCTGTGTGATAATTGACGATGACCTTGTGTTCAGCCAGCAGGTGTTAAAAGACAACGACACCCGCATTGGTCTAAAGACAATAGAGGGGGCAGACACTGAACGACTCTTTATGCTCTGGGCGTATATGGAATGCCTACTTGAAGACACGGCTCTGGTTGGGGTTCACCCCCGCCAGATGGGGCATATTCAAAAGCCCCCGTACAACGATAACGGAAAGGTTATCTGCATACAGGGCATCAATCGCCGCCTAGTGGGGGAAATCCCCAACCTAGATAAATTCCCCATACTTAGTGACGTGATCCTTAATGCGACTCTACTAAGCCGGGGACAGGGGAACAAGATAATTACCAGCTTCTTTCAGGATTGGGGGAGTTGCAACGCGCCCGGAGGGTGCAGTCTTTACCGAACGCCCGAAATGCAAGCTGAAGCCTGTTACTGGCTAGAGGAGCAATTCGGGCCTTATATCAAGGCAGTAGAAAAGGAGTCTAAAGATGGATGGTTGGGAGGCAAGCGCGTCGATTTTAGAGGTCAATGGAAAGGACTATACAAGGCAGGAGTTGCTGGCTTATTGGATATCTGAAAGGGAGAAAATACGTGAGCTCAAAGAAGGAGATGCTCCACGTCCATGGTCCGATGACCATGTATTTCAATGGACGTATTTCTGCAACGTTCACAGGGAGGACGATAGAGTTACAAGATGGATCAGGCAGAACTATACTCCAGCTATCTTCGGAGACCAATATGAGCTTGCGATTGTTGCAGCCCGTCTGTTCAACTGGCCTCCCACCCTTGAACACATTAAGTTCACCCTTGTCCCCCTTGTCCACCACCAGCTCTGGGAAGGATTAACCCAGCTACAAGAAAAGGGCGATAAGATATGGGGAGGGGCATACCTCATTACTACGCATGGGCGCAAGATGCCCAAAATTGACTATTGTGTGGAAACCCTACAGACGGCAGAAAAGATACTGCCCCTGACCGGGCGCAACCTAGAGGAATGCTGGCATCAGCTTCGCAAGATTCCTGGCATTGGCAGCTTCCTTGCTGCACAGATACTAGCAGACCTGAAGAACACTGAAGGTCACGGGCTGGCGCAAGCCGACGACTGGTTTAGTTTCTGTGCTCCTGGGCCGGGGAGTCTGCGGGGGCTGTCGTGGTTCTGGGAGAAAAAGGTTACAGAGTCAACCTTCCATGAGCACATAAGGGACGCTGCCGACATTATTGACTGGCCGGACTGTATGCAAGACCTACAGAACTGCTTTTGTGAATACGACAAGTACTGTCGCGTTCTGACCGGTACTGGCAAGAGTAAGCGGGGTTATGCCGCCTATTGAGCTAAAATGGCTTTACCAGACGCCGCTCGACGGCTAATCGCAACATGGCCCTTGCCTAGCTATTGCCTAATTGCTCTGCTACTCGACGGCTATACACTAAAACGCTTATAAAACAAGGGGTTACACGCGTGATTATAGAAATAAATGGGCGAAACGCGCCTCAAGCCTATGTAGAAGGGTTGCAAAAGTTTAGGATTTGCGGCCAATTAGAACAGACCCGAAATGGGGAGGCAGTAGTCCTTCCCGCCCCCACGTTCCTAACGATACAATTTCCTGAGGAGCGTCTACTCAACTGCCCTGTTAGACACGCTAACCCGTTCTTCCACTGTATGGAGTTTGTATGGATGATGGCCGGGTCTAACGATGCAGGGTGGATTTCACAATTCAACAAAAGGATGGATAGTTATGCAGACGACGGAGTACTCAGAGGAGCCTACGGATGGCGATGGGCAAACCCGATCTTTCAGATTACACAGCAAATTGAACTTCTCAAGAAAGACCCCGGAACCCGTCAAGCTGTGCTGTCAATGTGGGATCCGGTATACGATGGAGCTTGCGCCCTTACAAGCGACAGACCTTGTAACACTCACATTTACTTCAGAGTGGATGAAACCGACTCCCTTAACATGACGGTATGCAACAGAAGCAACGACTTCATCTGGGGAATGATGGGGGCGAACGTCGTACACATGACCCTCCTACAGGAGCTCATTGCTGCCGGGGCTGGCTTCAAGCTGGGTATGTATCATGTGTTCAGTAATAACTGCCACCTCTACACCAGCCTCCCCCACTTTGAGTCAGTGTACAACACGACACTGGACGTTGACATTTACAAGGGAGTGGGTAGATGTGAGGAGCTTCTGCCTATATTAGCTGGCGGAGTAACCTACCAGGAATTCATGGCAGAGTGTGAGGAGTTCCTGTTGGGAGCCGCCACGTTTAGGAGCGAATGGTTGCAGGAGGTGGCGCTTCCTATTAAGAATGCCTACCTGAGTAAAGGGCAGGAACGATGGGATAACATTAACAGAATCCTTGCGGTGGACTGGCATCTTGTTTGCCACGACTGGGCGAGCCGGGTTGCCGATAGGAAAAAATTGAATTAGTTCCGGACTGGTCTAGGGTGTATTATATAACTGTACCCTTACTACAAAGGAAATAATAATGGAGAAACAAGTGCAAGGATATAGTGAAGAGATGGAAATGAGTGACTTCCTGGAAGATGTTTACAAGTCACTTAGTCACATACGAACAGGGGTTTGGCTTCTTGTTGCACTAGAAGTAGCCAAGTTCCTACTGTGGTGAACGCTAATGAGAAACAAGTTGGTGGCGAACACTACAAGGATACGAGTGGAGAGTGTCCTAACTGTGGTCATAAGCTCGAGCATTGGGATATTGCTTGGGCCTTTCGCTTTAATTGCTTCCAGTATATTATTACGAAGTGGATTTGGCGTAAGAAGGGGCAGGAGGGTAGGCCGCTACTCCAAGACCTGGATAAAATTATCCATGCTGCCCAGAAGTACAAGGAAGTCATACAGATGGAAGAGAACAAGGCTTGCGACGCTGGGCCAGGATACGTAGACCAATGATTGCCGCCCAAGATGTCTAACGGGTATTAGTAAGCTCTGGGTGCGGCCGGAGACAGGCATCACCGCACACTCGCGTTCCGTGGGATGGCTCCGCGGACAGTAGCTTCCTGCCTGAAGCGGTGTGGATACCTAAAGTCCCGGGGGGCTCGTACGAGCCTCCCGTTATTTGGTCTTGCCTTTGATTTTCTCGACGGTACGCATCGTGCCAAGCAACCCGAGCATTCCTAGGGTCAACTGCATGATGGTATTAGCGGGGAGCTCTGGCCCCGGCTGGCCTGTGATCCACTGAATCCATGGATTGAGGAGCATCATATTTAGAACCCCCATGCCGCAGACCCATCCAATCCAAGGCCTCCACCCAGCTACGAAAATGCTGCGGTGTTGAGCTTCAATCTTATTGATCTCAGTCTGCACCAAGTGAGGCTTCATAGCTATCCGCATACGAATCTCTTCGTGCGTTAGCTTTTCATCCTTGCTCGTAAACAGGTTGTCAAGTATGTTACCGACAGCGGTAACTCCCTGGATAGCGGTGTCCCCGCCAAAGACTTTAGTTAGCCAGCTCACATCCGTGGCCCTCCTAGGACCATCCACACGAATGCCACCGCGCATACGATCAAAGTAATCGTGAGGACTGCTGTAAGACAGCCCTTTGTGAAGTCACCGTCCGCCATGTCTCACCTCGTAGTGGTTGCCGTCATTGTACCGACCGCCCCACCGACAAAGGGGGTGGCGCGACTCCCACTTCTCCCCTGACTTGCGATGGCCCTCGGTAGAGGTAATGTAGTCGCCATCCTTAAAAAGGTTGACGTCCCCAGCTAACTTCAAGTAGTGGAGACTATCAACCTTATGACCAATGGTAGCATGGACATCCCCCAGCCTACAGCGATACCCTTGTTCGTACAGCCAGACAAGGTGTTCCGCATACAGGATAGCGAAGAGCTCCTGCTTCTGACCTAGTCGTAGGTCAGTGCCTTCTAACTCAGTTGGGAGGAGCGTCACCGCCCGGTTTCTCGTCAAAGATGGGGACGGCCTCGCCGATTGGCTTCGCCTGTGCTTTAGTATCGACGACCACGAGCTGACCATTAGCGATTGCTGCGAGCCATAGCTTCAACTCCACTACTGCTTCGGCTTGGGCTGAGGAAACCTGAACTCCCTGGCCCTGCGAAAAGATTTGGTGAATCCGCATAGCCATCTGCTGATGACCGTCGGGCTGTCTTTGTTCGGCTGGTGCATTCATACCTTTCTCCTTATTATGTGACTCAATTATACCACGCTAAGTAGTATCCTGCAAAGCCTCTTTAGCTTCTTCCAATGCTGCCAATTGAATTTCTAAATCGGCTAGGTACAGGGCGTCATCAGATGTCCATTCATCCTGCCTACGCTGGCGAAATTTTAACCCTGCGATGTCCTTCTTCGTAGCGTTGATATCTCGTTGTAGTAAGGCGACGAAAGCATTGTTGATCGGGTCCACGGAGGCTTGCACCGTCTCCTTGACCACGTCCTGCATCTCCTCTGCCAATGCGTTCACTAAAATAGGCTGGATGATAAACCAGAAGATAGGGACAAGACCAGCGTAGGTCACAAGCTGATTGACACCTATTCTGATGCCTCTTTCTTTTACTGTGCTCATCTACGGGCCTTTTCCTATCTTGGTGACTCTGATCCACGATTCATCATCGATAATTGTGTTCGCTACTGTATTAAAGTTTTGAGCAAACTGGAGATCCCATGTGTCCCCGGTTCCTACATCTACTAAACCCTCAATGCGAACCATGTGATTGCCAACTGCATTCTGAATTACTCCCAGTACCGTGTGAACATTCATGTCCTGGAATGTAAAGATTCCCGTACCAGCGATGTTTGTAATCTGGAAAAACTCATTAGTGAAAGTACCCGCACCCTGACGGTTCAACCTTAGCTTCATGTCTGGGATTGAACTCGCTTGGTTGCACCTCAATTGTATTTCAATATGGTAAACTGAATCAGCTTCAAGAATGAACCCACTTAAGGAAGTAACATTTACGAAGACTGAGGTATTATTGATGGTCTGTTGGTCACCCATCTTGTTGAACCATTGAACGGTACTAACCCTCATATCAGTACCAGCATCATCGGTATACATCAGGGTGTTAGGTACAAGATTCTCAACCCAAAGACTTCCATACCCAGCAGAGTCAAAAGGCGCACTTGGATGTTCTAATAACTTAACGTCAGCATCAAAGAAGTGATCTACGTTCCAACTCCAGCCAACTACTCCTCCTGTACCGAAAGTTGATATTAGACCAGCAGCCATATTCATGCTGATAACATCTACGCCATCGCCAACACCCAAGGAACCCCGAGTAGTAAGGGAGCCATCAAAACTCCCCGTACTATCTGAATCTATTCCGCCAGCCGGGGTGATCCGAAGGGCAGCATTTTCAACCCAACCTCCTATCGCATCCCCTACAAGGACATTATTGATAGCAGTACTCGCCGCAACAATGTTGGAGCCTCCCAGACCAACAGTCGCTCCGTTAACCCTAGCAAAGAGATTACCCGCTGTCAACCATATATCACCATCAACTGGGGAAGTGGGGGCAACTCCTAACGGTACGTTCAGGCCAGCTCTTACTGTGGTGCTGTCGTCAGTGACCAGTCGGCCTTCCCATGTCCAGTCCCCTACGATAGTGTACGGGCTAAAGATGTTAAGGACGGTACGGAATGAACTATCACTGTCCACCCATACCTGAAGCGGGTTGTTCGCATCAACAACCGTCCGCACTTGGTCAACGCCAGCAGTGACGAACCGCATTTCATTAGCGTTGGGCCGATAGATTCCCATGGCAACTTCGTTAACCCACGCTATTCCCGGAGCACCAATGGCTCCATCAGCATTAAGGAATGGTGCGAGCATACCACCTGACCCGGTACGGGAGAGGGAGTCGGTAAGCGCGGTCGCTACGTCCCCGAGTGTGGGGTTCGCCCACAGTACGTCAATAACTGTTCCCGCTACTACAGGGTTCACTCCAGCGGGGAGTGTGTATGTTCCAGAGCCATCGCGTGGCATTATCTTTCTCCTGCTGCAATGATGCCGGCTTCAATGCCAGCTATCTGTCGGGTTGTCAGGCCAGCTCTCTTCAGCCCATTGACAAACCATGGATGGTACTTCGGATCAAGCAGTCGGCCCATGTTATGCTGACCTGTGATGACTTGCTGGAATCGCTTGCTCGCCATAAACCTTCCCACCCCAATGACGGCAGCTAGGCCGACGCCACCTTGGACGAGACCAAAGCTCATGGTAGCTGCAAGAGCTCCGCCAGCCTGTGTCGCTGCAAGAATCTGATAAATACCAGACTCACTGGGGAAGGGAGGCAATGCCTTCGCAGCATCACGGGCAACAGCCAGGAACGAGGACTTGGGAGCAACTCCGCCACCACCACGACCCTCCTTTTGTGCTGCTGCTTTGAGCATTTGAACAGGGGTAAACTCCCCGCTACCACCAGCCTTCTTAAACGCCTGTTCAAATATTTTCATGTTGCGGTAGGCTGGAGCTAGGTGTTCGTACTGAGCATAGGTGACATCATCAGTGTTGCGCTTGATGGTGTCATCCACTCGCTTGAGGGTTTTGTCTACCATGTCACGGATACCCTGCTGTTCCTTGCCGGTAAACTGACCCTTCATATCCCATAAGTGGTTGCGGAAATTCAGTAGGTTGGCTCCTTTCGTAGCTCCCTGAGGAATAGCGAAGGTTCCCTTGCTGGAACGGTCAATCATTTCCTTAAGAAGTGCAGGGACTTTCAAGTTGCCAGCGTCCATAGTAAGGACACCGATATCATCGTACGCACCCTTGATACCTTTTTCAGCATTGCCCCACCAGAAGTCATCCAGCTTAGTCAGTATGGTAGGCATGGAATCATCAGCGTGAAAAGCAATCTGCGCCCACTCAGTATCTGGGTGAGCCTTCGTTGCAGCCCACTGACGTAGGTCATTGACAGCGTCGCTGTACTGCCTACGAATTTTACCGGACACACCTGGGAGGTTAGCTAAGATACCATTGTAAAACATCTTAGCCATGCCCTCACCTGACTGGGACAGGGGGATAAACTGCTTCGTCTCTGCCTGTAGAGCTATAGCTTCCGGGCTTTGGTTGGCGATCTTGAAGTTGCGCCATGCCTGACCCAGCTTTTCACCACCCTTCGCTAGCACACCTCCAAAGGCAGCTCCCATAGCTGCTCCTGTGCCACGATTGTCTGGGCCACCAAAGATTCCGCCATACGCGGCCCCCTCGACAGCCCCCCTACCGGCCCGACTTTGCAATGCCCTGCCTACCCCTACCCTAGTACCCCGACTTATGCTACCGGCCTTCTGAGCGGCTGCTAGCCCCCTTCCTGCTGCCCTGCCAGCGGCCCCAATGCCGCCACTGACTGGGAGGGTGGTCGCTATAGCTATTTCGTCGTCGCTAATGACGCCAAAGATATTGCCAATTTGTCGGAAGGTTTCCACGGAACCACGACCCACGCCTTCCATGAACCGCTCCATCTTAGTGTCACCTGCTGCACTAGGAGCTTCATCGTAGCCAAAGTCCTTGTTCGTAGCGATACCTTCCCGGACTGCGCGCATTTGAATAGCGTGTTTCGGCATACCTTCAGGAACATTCCTGATTACCGTCCCGTTGGGTAGTCTGTAATCCGTCATTCCAATACCTCCTGAATACTCCAGTCCGCCACAACTTCTCCATCAGCATACTGTTCACCTGCGGTAGTGATGGCTCCTGGAACAATCGGTACGGCAGCTCCTACACCAGTTGCTCTTGGGTCAGTCCCGGCTAGCTGGTGATAGTTCTGCTCCCACTGTGCTATGACCTCTCCAGGGTAGCCAGCCCCGATGCCTAGCTCAATGTTCTTAACACCTGCTGCAATCTCGGGGAAGGTAAGCAGGAGCTCACGGTCAGTACCCATGCCGTCAATCTGTTCCACCAACTCGTCGGCAAAGCGAGCCATTTCTGGGTCGGTGACCGCTGCACCAGACCTTACCTTGAGCAGCTTGTTACGAACGGAGGCAATAGCCTGACGGAGCATCAAGGCTTCTTCGCCCACCATTCGTCCTGGCTTCCAGCCGCCGCCACCGACGCCCTCAATACCCTGACCATGCTTCGCCCCACCTTCACGGTATAGGTCAAGTATGTTAGTGACTCGTACAACGTCACCTTTAAGCTCAGGTATGCCCATGCGCGTCATGGTTTCAGAATACTTGCGAACGTTATCGTCAAACCGCTTCTGTTCAGCCGCAGCTAGGCGACGTTCCGCAGGAGTACCATGCTTAAGGAGCATCCTGTTGTGGCGTTCAATCTCTTCCTGCTTACGAATAGCAAGGGCGTGAGTCTGCCCAAACTGGTCAGACATTTGGTCGTAATAACTCTTGGTTAGCTCACGCTGCTTTTTCTTCTGAATATTCTGGGCTTCAGACAGAACACTCTGTTGAGTACGAGCACTCAAGCCCACGCCGAACGGTTGGAGTACTTCATCCCCGGTTAGCTGGGCGAGCGCACCAATTTCAGAGCTACGACGTAGCCCAGAGGCCAACGCCCTCTGCATTTCAGGGTCGCGGTCTTCCATTAGCATCATTTCAATAGGATCAGGCATTTCTTACCCCAGAATGTCCTCTAAGTCTTCATCAGTTAGGTCTTTCTTGTTGCGAAGCAGATCGATGATACCCAAACGACCTTTAGTCTGTTTCTCACCAACTTCCTTCTCGTCCCTCTTACCCTTCCAGCGTTTCCCTCCAACTACGAGGTGCTCTAAGGGGGAAGCGGCCACGAAGGTGCGCCCTTGGTTCACGTACCGACCCTTGGCATCCTCGGTATCCCGCATAGCCTGAGCTCGTTCCTTCTGATGCTTCAGGTCGCCCATAGCTGCGTACTGCTGAGCATCTTCATCACTCATGCCAGCAAAGACACCACTGGACGGAGGTTCAGCTAGCTCTCCGCCAGCAAGGAACCCCGGCTTTGACCCACCGGGAGCAGTCTCCGACTGTACCGGGTCGCCCTGCACCATCATGGTGCTCAGCTCCATTGGGTTGTCAAAGGAACCCTCTGGCCCAGTGAGGTAGCCCTTGCTTGAACCCACAGGTTCAGCATTAGGGTCGGACGAGATAAGCTCTTCTGGTACGGGGTCAACTCCGGGCTGGTAGCCTTGACGCATCAGCTTCGCCAGTGTTTCTTCGTACGTCATTAGAACCTCCTACCCGTCGGATTGGGTGACTGATACCCACCTCGCATTGGCCGACCACGACCGCCCATTCCTGGGCGACCTCTACCCATGCGGCCTCCTCTTCCCGGTGGCATCTGAGGCTTGCCCATACCTCCGCCCATGCCGCCACGGAGTTGTTGAGCTTGCATCATTTGACGCTGCATTGGATTACCTCCACCGCCAGGAGCTCCACCGCCACCGACGGGGGGCATCGCTGTGGAAGGGCGTCCGCCGCCCATAACAGACTGAGCTCCTGCGGGGATATTACCTGTCCCCATCTGGGGAGGCATAGGCTTCTGCATACCGCCGCGCTGAGATTGAAATTGCCGAGCCATGTTCGCCATTCCTCCACCCTGAGGTGGGCCTCCACCCTGAGGTGGGCCTCCCCCGCCTCCCTTCTGAGCCCGAGCCATCTGAGCCCAACGAGCCATTGGGCCAGTTCCCGCCCCAGATTGTCCACCTCTTGACATACCCATCATATTCTCCTGTAATCAACGACCGCATAGCCGTTGACAGAGCCAACCACCATATCCGGATTTTCCTGTGCCAGTACGCCGAACCCTTTGGTTCCCCAGAGGTATGTCCAGCGGTAAAGTTTCCTACCCAAAATCTCACCCACATATTCAATGGCTTGCTTGAGCCTTGCATCACTGAAGCTCATGGCCCCGGCTCCTGCGTTCAGGACGCTCTGGGTCATGGCTTGGTCAGCACTGAAGGCGTCCATCTCGGCCGAGTAGGTGTCCTGAGCAGCTCCTGTGTAGTCAGCACCCTGAACAACCCCCGCCTGATTAAATCCTGGCATGGATGGCATCCCGATTTGCTGACCGTGAAGGATAGCATTGATTTCGTTAAGGCTGAACCCTCTCTGCTGCATGACCTCAGCAATCTGCTGCTGCCGGAGTGTTTGGTTCGTACCAATAGCACTCCTATCCATGCCCTGCATCCTGCCGCCTTCGGCCCCGGCTCCAGCAGTCGCTTGCCATTGAGCTTGATTATAAGCGTCGGTTTCCTGGAAGCCTAGAGTCTGCATAGCATTGTCGTACGCTTCATCCCCCGGCCTCAAGCCTTGGTTGCGGAGCTTAGACTCCATAGCCTCGTTCTTCTGCTCCCACATAGGGTCAAGTCGTGAGGTGGCTCTGTCATAGAGGGCATCACCCGCCTGATCAGCGTAGTATTGGCCTCGCTCCAGCCCTTCCTCGCCTTCACCGAATTGATCCCAGTCCATGCTTTCGCCGAACTCGTCCTGCACCCGACCCATCATGCCACTAGCCAGAGCACTCCTGTCAGCGGTCAAGCCAAACTGATCATCCAGAGCTTGCTGTTGCTGAGGACTCAGGGTTATGTTCTGCTCCCAGCCTCCCTCAGTGCCGCCTTCCATCCGGCGGGTTTCAGGGTTCCATGTGCCAGCAGTACCCTCTATCTCTTCCCACGTACTGGAACCCCATGGAGTGAACTGATCCGGGCGGTTAGCCCGAGTCTGCATCTCCAGCATTTCAAGGTTGCCAGCCGCAGTCTGTTCAGCCGCAGCCTCGTAGTCAGGCGGCGCGGGAGCGGATTTGCCCATGATTAGCCTCTATGTATTTACAGTTTTCTTTGCGGTACTCTGTGACCACAAAATCAATGCCTACTTCAAAGCCATCTTTAACTCTGAAGATCTCTTCAAACCCGATGTGCTTATTGAAGCGCAACGCTTTTTCATTACAGGCGGGAGTGACGCCCATGATTACACCCTTATCACAATCGTTAAAGATCCAACCAAAGACAGCCTCCGGCCAACCATGCTTGAAGCACAGTGTGTCCTCAAATGCTGTGTGAATGTGGACGCTATTGTGCGACCAGTGGTCAAAGGCTACCGCGCATACGAGTATGCCCTTGCGATAAACGACCATGCCCTTAGAGTCAAAGCAGCGAACACACTCAGCCCGTGCTGCAACCCAGTCCCACTCAGCTTCCGTGGTCATGCCTTTAATGAGGTAGTCACTCACAGCATACCTCCTTCATCCCATATCAGCCCAATGGCGATAAGGCTAGTATCAACCTGCGACCTACCCCGCAGAGCAATAGCCATAGTCTTTCCTATGCCATAAGCTCCAATGGGAGGCTGGAAGGGGCTCGCTGCTCCGCCCCAGAGGGCTGTGTCCCAAAGACCTGTGTCCCACAATGCCAGACCACCCGGATTCGCATTGGGGGGAATCATCAACTCACTTAGGTCGTAGTCGTACTTAGCGAATACATTGTACGATGGCTGAGCATTAGCTAAGAAGATGGGGCGTACGAACTGTAGGCGTTTGAATGTCTCAGGTGTTTCCAAATCCTGGAAGCTAGTTAAGAGCTGCCAATCAATCTGGTTGGGCATACCCCCAACTATAAGGACATTATCTAGCGTACCCTCCATCTTAAATACGCTAGGAACAGGACTCCCAAAGTACATTTCAGACCTGTACTGCTCTGACGTAACCATAGGGATACTGTTCCAAATGCTCCACGCCTTCAGGTTAAGGTCGTACACATACTGAGTAAACACCTTCGTTGATTGCTTCGGTGTCTGAATGATTAGCTTAGATATATTTGGGTGAATTTTAATTTCCCACCCAAAGAGGGTTCGGGCCAGTGTCATGTCCGAGTTTAGGAAGCCTTGTATCTTCCACGTCAGGCTGGCCTCTAATGAGAATGGATCCTTGCCCTCAAGCAAAGCACCCATGCTGATTAGCCCATACGAAGATAGGATAAGCAGGTCGCCACCATACAGTGATATATTCCTACGACCAAATGGCATAGCTCCTACGAACCACAGCCCTATGATACCGAAGGTTGCTGCACTCGCAGGGTCAGTTCCGGCGTACACAATGACGTCACCAGCAGAGCTAATCGCTACTAGGTAGTCGTCTGGGCCTTCGCCGCTATCCAATGTCCAGTCAGCCAGCATAGATAAGATGCCACCATATCGGAACCGGCTGCCGAAGTTAAACTCAGTCAGCGTACCACCGAACACCCCAATGTCACTGTACCATGCAGAGGTGCTGTCCTTTTCAATGTACCACATCCTGTTCTTCCAGGATATCACAAAGGCTATGTCTGCCGCGCCTCCGGCGGGGCCGACTATGGCGGGGACAGACCAGACACCAGTAGACTCAGTGTATAGCTGGAGGCCATTGTTCTCGTCAGCCACTAGCAAGAAGTGGGCTGCTCCATCATTGGTAAACTGGGAATAGGAGCACCGGCCCGACTGTGTGGTCTTAACTGCCCACTCAACATCCCTTACAGGAGTCGTAGTCGTGGCAGATATATTGTAGATACCATCGTCATTAGCTGCCCAGAGCCTATCTTCAGAGCCATCATCCTTGCTGCCACTATAGGGAATAAGTGTCTGTACGTCATTCCCTGCCATGCCGTTCGCATACTCGTTGTGTCCAGGGCGAACCTTTAACCCAGCCGGAGCAGGGTCAATGTTAATCGCCACGATACAGTCCCGAGGCTCCATCCCGTACAGATTGACAATGGAGTTGATGCCGCCTGTAGGAGCCGGCATCGTGGTGGGCCTGGACGTCTGTTGCTGAGCTGCGAGCACTTATGGCCCTCCGTAATTCGTATTAGGAATGTTACGGAAGTCAAGGTAATGAATACCAGCCGCTCTTCGCCCTACGTTCAGTATGGGAGCGCTCTTGTTACCCTCGGTAGCTTGCTCCAACGCCATCGTAAAAGCGCCCAGAGCTGGTGCTGAGTTGAAGCCCTTAGCCGCCAGGAACTTAAACCTCAGGTACTGTACAATCAGCACCGGCTTGAAGAACGCAACGTCAGCATTATCTGTCACTGTGTCACAAAAAGTCCCGGGCGATGCGC